AGACCTCTGCTGTTCTTGCTGCTTATATGGATCAGTCAATCAGTACTGACACATTCTATAACCCTGCTCACTTCCCTGATAGAAAAGTCCCAACTACTCTTATCGCAAAGAACTTGATGCTTGCTCATAAGTGGGGAATTAAGACTCTCTATTACAGCTTGATTAACAAGAAGGGTTCTAAAGAAGAGGAAGATGAAGCACCACTAGAAGTTATTGACTTCTTTGAAGATGATGGTGATTGCGAAAGCTGTAAATTATAATGTTAGAAACAATTTGCGATATTTTAAAGGATGCCTATGCTCGTAACTGGATTACTAGCCGCGACGGCAACATCAGTATTCGCCATCATGACCGTGACCACTTCTATATCACACCTAGTGGTGTAAGAAAGCAGACACTACAGCCCGATCAATTCAAAAAGATTGGGTTAAATGAGAACGGCTGGCAAGTTTTACCCTACACCGCTATCTCTAGTGAGCTACAGCCAAGCGGAGAGATTCCCCTGCACTATGGCTTACTAAAAGCTTTAGGTCAGCACAGTGATGACATTCGTGTTGTAGTCCATGTTCACCCTACATACTGTGTTGCTGCAATGCACGCCGGTATTAACTTGAATGAGCTTGTGATACACTTCCCTGAGTTGGGCAGGTACACTAGAGTCGCTCCAAATGTAGGCGATGTTCCTCCTATCAGTGAAGAACTTGCTACACAATGTCATACTAACTTAGGACTTGACAGTGAAGGCAATATTGCTTATGACATTGTAGGCATTAAGGGGCATGGTGTAGTTGCAATTGACACTACTCCCTGGCGAGCATATGAACATATTGAGCGTCTAGAACATATTTGTAAAATCGTATTAGCATCGGGGAATTATTAAATGAGCAAGAGTCAATATAATCTAACTACAAAAACAGACTATCTTAACCGCAAGATGTTTCTTGACCCAGCAGGCCCTGTAACTATTCAACGATTTGAAGAAGTAAAGTATCAGAAGCTACAAAAGATTGAACAATCAGCCCGTGGATTCTTTTGGGTTCCGGAAGAAGTTAATCTCTCTAAAGATGCTAATGATATGAAGGATGCAAGCGAAGCCGTTGCTCACATCTTTACTAGCAATGTTCTTAGACAGACTGCACTTGATAGCTTACAAGGCAGAGCACCAGCGCAAGTCTTTACTCCTGTCTGCTCTATACCTGAACTTGAAGCTATTATGAGCAACTGGAGCTTCTTTGAAACAAATATTCACTCTCGTTCATACAGCCATATCATTCGCAACATCTATAATGTTCCTAAAGAAGTGTTCAACACAATTCATGACACTCAGGAAATCATCGATATGGCTTCTAGTGTAGGTGATTATTATGATAAGCTACATGCTCTTAATTGTAAGAAAGAACTTGGAATAGCTGTAGCCGAACAAGAACATATCAATGCAATTTGGCTAGCTCTACATGCTTCTTACGCTCTTGAAGCTTTCCGCTTTATGGTATCGTTCGCTACAAGTCTCGCAATGGTCGAAAATAAGATGTTCATGGGTAATGGCAATATCATCAGTTTGATTCTACAAGACGAACTCTTGCACAAAGAGTGGACTGCTTGGATGATTAATCAGGTTATCAAAGAAGACCCTCGTTTTGCTAAGGCAAAGATTGACTGTGAACATGAAGTTCGTAAGATTTACGAAGATGTAATTCGTGAAGAAAAAGAGTGGGCTGCATATCTCTTTAAGAAGGGTCCAGTAATCGGTCTCAACGAAAAGATTATGATGGATTTCGTTGACTACAACTCCGTAGACGCTCTTAAGCAGATTGGTATTAAGTATTGGAATCCAGCGCCAAAGACTACTCCTATTCCTTGGTTCAACAAGCATATGGATACCAGTAAGAAGCAAACTGCACTTCAAGAATCAGAATCAACCTCATATGTAATCGGAGTGATGAGTGATTCACTAGATTACGATGAACTACCGAATTTATAAGGAGAAAAATAATGAGAGCAATTGTATGGTCAAAGGATCACTGCCCCTATTGTGTGCAGGCAAAGACACTTCTAGAACAGAAGGGTATTGAATACGAAGAAAAGAAGATTGGTGAAGGGTACACTAAGGAAGACTTGCTTGAAGCAGTTCCTAATGCACGTACCGTACCTCAGATTTTCCTCGACGGAGAACTCGTCGGTGGATTTACAGAACTTCGTGCTAAGTTTTTAGCAGAAGCAGCATAAGAAAGAAAAAAATATGACAATTAAAGTTGGAGAAACCTATACATTCAAGCTCACGAGCGGTGAAGAAGTTGTAGGAAAAGTTACTGATATTCAAGATAATTATCTATCCTTAAAGGATCCAGTATCAGTTGCCCCCGGTCCCCAAGGATTGGGATTGATACAGAGCATGTTTACCGCAGATCCAAAGGATCCTGCAAGACTAAATATTAATAACGTAACTATCTTTGCATTGACAGATGACAGTGTTAAGGTAAAGTATATTGAGGCTACTACTGGTTTAGTGGTCCCGGACAAGAAGTTAATTTTAGGATGATATATGGGAAAACCACTAAGTAGAATAGGCGATATTAACACGGGCGGCGGAAAGATTATTAGAGGAGCAAAGACTGTCTTCGCTAACAATCGTCCGGTTGGACTGCACGTAAGTAAAATAACTCCTCACCCTGCCGGTGGTCCACATAAAGCATCGGTAACCCTTACTGGAAGCCCAACTGTATTTGCTGAAGGTGTTCCGGTATTAAGAGTTGGGTCAAGCACCACATGCGGTCACCCGATAATACAGGGTAGCCCTACTGTATTTGTGAGTTAAAAATAATATGGCTGATACTGGAACACAAAGTCCGCTTGGAATTAACGTAGTTGGTTCTTATCTACAAAATCAGGGTTTAACAATCAATCCTATAGCAGCATCTTATATGGGTGCTAGTAAAACAAATACCGATTACACTTTTGGCACATTAGTTAGCGGAACATGTTTAAGAATGCTCACTTGGGCAATCAATGATGCATATCTAAGAACTCTAGTGACATCTGGTGTTTATAATAATCTTATTGCAATAGGGTCAGCATCAATTCCTGCGTTAGGTAACTCAAAACCAGCCTCATATGTTGCGATTGATCCAGCTGGTATATGGGCACGACCTGCAGATTCAGTGACCCCATCTATTTCAGAGAAGTACGGAATTCAGCAGGGTGTCTCCGGTGCATTGCCCGGACCTGCAACTTCTGGATATAGCATTACGAGTGCTACTAATCAGGGTCAGGAAGCAACCTGGTTGCCATATGATAGTTCCAACCCGAATGCAGCCGTCACTCAATGGGGATATATTAGACTACATGCATTACAAGCATGGAATGAATTCAATTGGAATGGAGGAGAAGTATCAGCAGCTAATCCGGAATATCCGGAGTTTTTGGCATCCTTTCTGTCTGCATTGTCGTTTGTAGAAAGTGTTAGCCAAACTGTTATGTCTAACCAAAATGCAAAAACGTTTTTGGACGGCACATTCAGTAACATGGACGATTTGATCAGTGCTGATGTATTTGGTGTAAATTTAGCAAATAAAGAATTTGGTCAGGATTTAGAAAATTTAGGAAAAATTCTTAACCTAAGTGATATTTCTTCTTTTGGATTACCCTCGTCTCTATTAAAAATATTAGGAGAAAACAACGCAGTAATACCAGATTTAGTATTAGCATTGTTGTCAGCAGGGTTAGAAAATACTGAATTGCAGCAACTAGTATCTGGAAAACTACAGTCCCCCACAAAAACACAAGAACGACAAATTTACAGCGCCTTCTTAATTATGGTTGGTGAAAACCTTAGCGATATAATAGCACCTCTACAATGTCAAATAGAGGGCTTAGAAAGCTTAGCAGATTTACTTGATGTAAAAAAACTATTCCCTAACAGCTATCAATCATTAACTGTTCCTAAGTACAACGGTGAATTAGGACTCCCCACTAATAGTAAAACATATTATCCTTTGTATATCTTCGGAGGATTAAATCCAGCATTAACTAGTCCTGATATGGATACTTATGTAGGAGCGCAGACACCTAATAATGTTCCCTCAGCAGTTTCTAGTATTCAATCAGTAGATAATACAGTAGCGTTAATCAAAGGATTTGGTTCGTATCTACGTGGCGTAATACCATTAGAACAAGCAGTTGCTGCCGGCGCGTTCTCATTTGCTATGCGCCAAATCAGAAACATTGATAGAGCAGACATTCAACAGTTCGCTAGAGCAGTCAAGTCCTTAGAAAGCACTATTGATTTTCCCCTTGTCAGTGGAACAAGTAAGCCGACTAGTCAAGAGGCAATCGACAGCTTACAACTAAAAGAAGCATTAGGTTCGGGACCATATGGCACTTATACTATGTCAGATTTCTTTGGTTCTATGTCCGGTCTTCCTTATCCATGGGAAAATCTATATAATAGAATGCTAGAGGCAGAAACTGATACATTAAAATCGATATATCGTGACCTATTTTTAGCAGTGTCATGGAAACCGGCTACTGTTAGTGTGCAGTATACCTCTTATGTAGTTGAATCTCCTCCAACTGTATTCACTACATATTATAATGTTACAGGTGTTACGCTTACTGATCTTGGTGGAGGATATGGTAGAGGCGGCGCAGCAGCACCTACTATTTCTATTAACGGTGGCAGTGGAGCAACTGCTACTGCTACTATAGAAACTGATGATTTTCTTGTTGGATCAAATGGCGGCGGCTTGTTTGGTAGAGTGACCTCAGTAGAGCTAACCAGCTCAGGAACTGACACGACTACTCTGCCGACCGTAACAATAGAGGCCCCGCCTACATCAAACGGTGGCGGAACAAACACCGCAGCCGGTACAACCGGCTGGCCAAGTCCAATGAATGCAGTAGTACAGAATTATATTGACTTAGCTAATGCAGAAATTTCATTAATTTCTCAGAATAATTTAGAAGTAACTCAGTTATTGAACACGTATTGGAATATATTAGGTGGTCAATTGGTTATTGAACAACGAGCTAGGTACACTGCATTGCCACCGGTAGCAGTACCTAAAGATTTATTTGCCTATCCATATCCATCGACTATCAATTCGTTTGTTGACTCTATTCCTACTATCGCACAAGATACTAAACCGCATATGTCTGCACAAACACTAGAAGCAATTTGTAATTTAGACACTTTGGGCGGACAAAGCGCGGTAGTTCAAATGAGACAAGAACGAAATCAAATTAGATTGATTTCTGCTGGAATTCCGTTAGATAATCATATTGCAGATACTATGTCTCTCATGGATGAGAAAACACTTACTACTAATGGAACTATTCCAGCGGCTATCAATAACCCAATTACAAGTCCTATTATTGATATAGTCAAAGAGGATCCGGGAACATACGGAAATGTTCTTGTAGGTGTAACCGGCTTTACTACCGCAAGTTGGCCTACAAATAAGCTTGGCAATCGTGTTATTACTCCTAGACCCAATGGCACGTATTTCCCCTCTGACTCAACCTTGATTGGGGAATTTTTAACCACAAGAACAACGTCACCGGGAGACATAACTCCTATTTTAAATGGAGTTTCGGTTGCGGTGGTAGGACCCACAGTCCCTTCTTCACTAAATCCAATTGTTAGACCGGACAGAATTATCATTTCTACTCCGGAGCAATTAGCTACAGATATTCCTTTTGAAGTAGATTCAGACTATACCGGGAGTACTCTATACCCGGCAGTATATTCAGTAAACGAAGCTATTGAGCGTGTAATTGAATGTAACTGCGATTGTTGGATTAATTAACCCAAAACACATTGCAAATCCCTGCAAAATATTCTATAATTCTTAATAAAGGAAATAATATGTCATACCTGTTTACCAGTGAATCAGTATCCGAAGGTCACCCAGATAAAATAGCCGACGCCATCAGTGATGGTGTATTAGATATGGTTATGAGTAATTTGGATCCAGCATTACGATGTGCGTGTGAAACGTTAGTAACAACTAATAAAGTAATTGTTGCTGGCGAGTTTAAAGGCGAAATTGATCCGCTAGATTTAGACTACATAATTCGTAAAGTGATCAAAAATGTTGGGTACGAACAGGAAGGATTTCATTGGCAAACCGCTGACATAATCAATTTGATGCACGGACAAAGTCCAGACATTGCATTAGGTACTGATAATTTCGGTGCAGGTGATCAAGGATTGATGTTTGGTTATGCAGTCAACGAAACAGAAAACAACATGCCAGCAGCAATCTATTATAGTCATAAGATTGTAGAGACCCTAACTCATTTGAGAAAGAATGACGGTCAAATTTGGATGGGACCTGATAGCAAGAGTCAAGTAACCGTTGAATATAATGACGATGGTACAATCAACAGAATTGATAAGATTGTTTGCTCATCACAGCATCACCCTGACGTTGATATCAGCGAAGTTCGTAATGGTATTGAACAGATTATTCGTGCTGTTGTACCAACAGATTTGATTGACAAAGAAACTAAGTTCTTGATTAACCCTACAGGTAGGTTCGTGATCGGAGGACCAGACGGTGACACTGGACTTACTGGGCGTAAGATTATCGTTGATACATATGGCGGCGCAGCACCACACGGCGGCGGCGCATTCAGCGGCAAGGATCCGACAAAGGTTGACCGCAGTGCTGCTTACATGGCTCGTTACATTGCTAATAATATTGTAGCAAGCGGCAAAGCAACTTGGGCACAGATTCAGCTTAGCTATGCAATCGGGGTTGAAGAACCAACTAGCTTCTACGTTGACAGTGATGGTGAAAGCAAAGACTTAGAAAAGTATATTCTAGAGAATGTAGATTTAACTCCTAAGGGTATTATTGAAAGATTTGACCTGTTTAGACCAATCTATAGTTCTACTACTAACTATGGTCACTTTGGAAAATCGTATCTCCCTTGGGAAAAAGTTGATCTTTTTAGTTGACATGATTATCAAAAACTGATATTATCAGTCATAAATAAAGAGCAACGAAAGGTTCTACTTATGGCTACCCCTAAAACTGTTCTTATTGGTGATCGTGTTCGTTATGAGTCTGCTGCTGGTACTATCAGTGGTGAAGTAGTTAAGATTATGCGGGCTCCCAACGCAGCGGGCAAACTAATTGATTGGATTTACGTTGAATATCCTAACGAAAAGTCTCCTTGCAACTACTCTATTGCCCGGCTTGCTGATACTTATCTTGAAACGATGAAGTTTGTAGTCACTTTCCGCGACTACACTCATGAAGAATCCGCTGCCGCCTAATATTCATTTTTTGGAAGAAAACGGTTGACATTGGTTACCCATTTTGCTATAGTAAATTATAAGCTGAGAAAACGGAGATATCAAATGTTTCAAGTCGGTGATATGGTTCAAGGTTATAGCTATGATGCACATGGCAACGAAGTTCTGATTGTTGGCGCCTATATGGACACTACTAATGATCCTGAGGAAATGATTCAGGACATCATCGTTCGCACTGCTGATGGTCGCACTGTTTATCTTGATGAACAAGGTGCCCGCCCCTATCGTCCTCGCTAAGGAGATTGTCTATGTGGACTCTTGCAAAAGTTCGTGATGGTTTTGCCGACCTCGGAAATGAAAAGTTTCATACCTTTGCTATCAAGTGTGACGGTGAAGTTATCGGTCAGCTTAAGTGGACGTATCGCCCCAAAAATGCAGGCGGCTACGCATGGCAGGGTAAGATTTTCAAGAGTAAGAAGCATTTTGGTATGGATGTTTCGTTCTTTGATAAGAATAAACAGAATGTTCTCAAGTGGTTTAAGGAGTATAAGTAATGAGTTTTTGGTTGATTGTATACCTGTTCACGCAGGAAGGCGAGTTTGTTGCTAAAGATATATATGAGTCTGCTAACAAAGAGCAGTGCGTAGAGTTTGCCGGACAAGTGGCTAAGACCATCGTCAACAGCGATTTGCAGGCGCAGTTTTATTGCACTAGCGATGAAGACTATCGCATTCAGCGTGGACTTGACCAGTGAAGTTTTGGCTCATTGTCTTCTTCCTCACTCCTGAGGGAGAGTATCTGTCTAAGCAAGAAATGCAACTTAGCAATAAGACTATGTGTGAATTGGTAGCTGAACAATATCCCGCTCAAGTTCGTGAAGGGCCCGTAAAGACTATCTGCGTATCCGATGACCACTATACAGGTAAAAAGCAAGATAAAAACGTACCGTTTGACTGATTAGGTCATTTTTCGGTTGACTCTTACCCAAAACTAGTGTAGTGTTAATTATAAGCTGTGAAAACGGAGATACGAAATGCAAGTTAAAGTTATCTATTTTGACCCTGCAACATCTGCAATGGACACTGTTGCTCTCGTGAATGTCCCCAAGCACCAGGTGGGCTTCAAAGAAGCGGATATAGATGCATGTGAATATGCTTTTACTCGCACACAGAACATTTTTGGTTCATGGAGTATGGGACCGACTTTTGAAGACGGTGAGCATAACGAAGATTTCAGCGAAAACGTTGAAGTTATCATGCCGCTCATGACTGTCGGTGGTCGCAAGTATGGTCATCGTAGTTCAATGATTGGTGACCTCTTTGTTATCAACGGTAACATCTATGTATGTGACACATTTGGATTCAAACTTTATGAAAAAGAACTCGTTTAAGGATAAATGTAAAATGTATTGGATTCATAAGAATTTTGGTTTCCTTCAACTCTCGTTCTATGCTGCAATCGGTGTGGGACTTTTAGTTTTAGGTTATCGTCCGTAACAATATGATAATGAAAATCCTAAGTAATCCCGACATTAAATACACTTGATGAGAATCAACGGTTTAATTTTTGGAGGGATGATAAACTCGGATGAGCCTTCTCGTCCGAGTGATATGCACGGAATTAATTTTAGTTCCGTGCGCCGCCATGCCGGTTCACACCGAATCGCTTCATTTCTTAGACAGAACGGAATTGATGTTGAAGTTATTGACTTCGCCCCAAGTTGGACGTTTGAAGAATTCAAAGAACTTATAAAATCACGAGTGAATGCTAACACTAAGTTTGTTGGTTTGGGTGCAATATTCAACATGAATACTGAAACCCTTTATTATTCTTTTACGTGGTTGAAGCAAACATATCCTGATATATTGATTGTTACTGGTTCTACAGAGTTTCATAATGTACACTTGATTCCTGCTGATTACATGGTAGTGGGTTACGGTGAACTTGCTATACTTGAAATCTTAAAAGGTACTGCAAAGTATAAAGAAGAAGTAATCGATAAAGAAGGAAATAAAAGAAGAACAGTTCACGCACTTCACGACTATCCTGCTTATCCAATGCGAAATCTTTCTATCGATTATGAAAAGAGAGATTTCCTACAACCATTCGAAGCCGTAACTATGGAAACTAGCCGCGGATGCAGATTTAAGTGTTCGTTTTGCACCTATCCGATTTTAGGAGTGAAAGATGACCACACTAGATGCACCGAAGATTTCCATGATAATTTGATGAGAAACTATGATAGCTATGGGATTCACCGATATTCAATCGCAGATGAAACGTTTAACGACCACAGCGAAAAGATCATCAAGTATGCAGACGTTGTAGAGAAACTTCCTTTTAAACCAAATTTTGGTGGATATATTAGGGCAGACCTGTTGCACACAAGACCGCAAGATATAGAACATTTAGCTAGAATGCAGTTCAATGGGCAGTTTTACGGAGTAGAATCATTTCATCGTCCTAGTGCATCTGCTGCCGGTAAAGGAATGGACCCAGCAAAAATTCAACAAGCTATTCTTGACACTAAAGATTATATCATGAAACATAATGGTTATTACAGTGGCACTATTAGCCTTATTGCAGGATTGCCATACGAAACAGAAGAAACATTAAACGAAACTAAAAAGTGGTGTGATGAACATTGGAAAACAAATCACCTAAGCTTTGCTCCGTTGTTTATCACTAGCACACATAATAATGTTAAACAAAGTACCTTATCCTCATCCTATGAAAAGCAAGGATATAGTTTAGTAGAGACAGATGAGATTATGCTAGATGAATCTCATCCTGATCTAAAGAGGATATTCCAAAGTAATAATGTTGTTCCTGAATTAAAATATTACATTAAGTCATTTATGCGTAACTGCGCGCCTACTATGTTATTATATCATTGGAAAAGTAATACAGGCATGACCGAACGTGATGCAATTCTTTGGATTGCAAATAATGTATGGGGCAAAGAAGACTACATGGACTTTGGCGTAGACCATTGGCGTATGGATGAATGGTATGTATACGGCAAAGATGATAAAGATATGCTAGGGTCATACAGAGATTTGGGAGGAGTCAGACCACCTCTTCAATCAAAGATAGACTTCATTGAAGATTATAAAAAGAAGAAACTTAATTATGTTTCAACGTGATAAGTATATAGATAGTGAGAGATACTGATGGATTTGAATAATATGGGTTCCGGCAAAAAACTGATTCAACGGGTTATTGAGTCCGGTAATATAAAAAGAATGGGCTGGACAAGGCAGCAACAGCAAGAAGCTGCCAACAAACAAAAAAATTCACAAACACCAAACACGAGAAACAAGTGAGCGACGACCGCAACAAGAGGGCAAAGCGCCTTCAGCATACTGCAAACGTAATTAAAAAGCAAATGCGTATTGCTAAAGCATTTGGATTGACTCATCTGTTAAAGCAGCCGCACAGGCTTGCGAAGCATCATGCACTAGATTGCGGCAATCCTAAATGTCAAGTGTGTCATTCAGAAAAGATTTTTAACAAGCCTACCCTACAAGAGAAACGTTTTGACCAAAGTTGCAAAACGGACAACCTAGACTCTTGACAACCCCCTAACTATCTGCTATAACTTAATCTTCGTAAAACACTAAGGAGACCTAAGTATGGTTAAAATTATCGTTGCCTTTATCTCACTCTTTCTCATTTTCTTTTTTGGGATTGATATTTTTCGGAAAATGACCGGAAAAGAAAAAATTAGCTTGACAAAGTGGTTAGGCTATAGTACATTGTGTTCGTTGCTAGCGATTGTTGCTGCAACATTAATCGTTCTACTCTTTTAAGGAAGTAAATTAAAATGAATCGTATTGCTAAGATTGCCGTTCTCGCTGGTTTGATGGCCACGACTGCTGCTTGTACTCGTATTGAAACGGGTGAAGTCGGCGTTCGTCGCGGCTTTGATAAGCAAATTCAAACTACTGAACTTCAACCTGGTTCAATCAACCAGACTCTGATCGGTGAAGTTCTTACTTTCCCGACTAAGGATGTTCAGGTTGATATCGCTGACTTGACCCCTCTCGCTAGCGATAACTCAACTGTTGCCGACTTTGATATGGCAGTTATCTATTCAATCAATCCAACAAGTGCTGCTGAAATCTATATTGAAAAGAATCGCGGATTTCACGCCGAAACTGAAGACGGCGACACTCTGTTGATGTATAACTACATTCGTCAGCTTGGTCGTAACGCTGCATACAAGGTTGCTCGTCGTTACGAGTCGTTGAAGATGGCTGACAACCGTGCTGAAATTGAACAGCTTATTCGTGCTGAAATCGTTGCTAGCCTCGCTGCTGAAAAGCTAGATGGTGCAATTTCAATCTCACAGGTTCTTGTTCGTCAGGTTAAGCCTGCTGCGAATATCGTAGCATCAGCTAACCTTTTGGTCGAGGCACAAAATGCTGAAAAGCAGAAGCAGGTAGAAGTTCGTACTGCAAAGCTTGAAGCCGAGCGTATTGCTGCTCTTAATGCTAACGCAGGCGCTACTAAGTACATGGAAGCAACTGCTCTTGTGACGATTGCCGAAGCTGTTAAGGAAGGCAAGGTCAATACGATCATCGTCCCTTACGACTTCAAGGGTATCGTTAACGTAAAGTAAGTATAATTGGGTAGGGGTATAGTGCTCCTACCCAATATTTTTTTAGGAGAAACTAATGATTGAACAATTACCCACAGTTGTTCCTGCTGTAACTTTTAAGACTCGTGTCCGTGATGACTCCATCGAAGGCCCGAATCCATATCGTTGGCAGGACGTAACTTCATATGATTATTTCGCTGGTAAGCGAGTAATCCTATTTTCGCTTCCGGGCGCTTTTACCCCAACTTGCTCAACTTATCAGCTTCCGGGCTTTGAGCAGAACTTTGACCAGTTTAAGGCTTTGGGCATCGATGAAATCTACTGCATGTCAGTGAATGATGCATTTGTCATGAATTGCTGGGCTAAGGATCAGAACATTCAGAACGTTAAGGTTATTCCAGACGGTTCTGGTGTGTTCACTTCACAGATGAACATGCTTGTTCAGAAGGACAATGTTGGCTTCGGAGTTCGTTCATGGCGCTATGCTGTTATTGTTGATAATGGCAAGATTGAACAGTGGTTCATTGAAGATGGCATTGAGCATAACTGCGAAACTGATCCGTATGGCGAAACTTCGCCTGAAACAATCCTTGCATACTTGCAGGGTTCTAATTAAGGGAAACGGGGCAAGTCCCCGTTTCTTTATATGTATGTTAATCCGATAAATACTATAAACGGATTAACGAATGTCAATACTAATATTGTCTAAAAAAGACGAGGACGAATACGAAAATCGTCGGCTCGTAGAAAGTCTTCGTGACTTAGGCATCCCTGCAACCATTTACCACCCAGATAACTTTGATGTTGTTGTGGGAAAAGGTACTGGTCATGGTGTCAAATACAATGGACAAGAGTTTGACATGCCTGATATCGTATTAGCCCGCACAGGCTCAGGCACCACAGAGTTCATCACTGCTATCGTTAGACAGTTTGAAGAAGAACATATCAAATGTATTAATTCTTCTGTGGGCGTAGAAATTGCAAAAGATAAAATGCGTAGCCATCAGCTACTAGCTAGTAAAGGAATGCCAGTACCTAATACAATGCTTGTTAGATTTCCCGTAGATGTAGATATTGCAGACAATCTTATTGGCTGGCCCTGTGTTGTTAAAATTATCAGTGGTAGCTATGGTGAAGGCATCTATCTGTGTGAGAATAAAACTGCATTTAAAAAGATGATGGAGTTCATCGGTAATCTCAATACGCCAAAGACATTGTTAGTTCAAGAATATATCGGTGAAAAGCCAGGCGAAGATTTGCGTGTATTAGTCATCGGTGGTAAAGTTATCGGTGCAATGAAAAGAATAGCTCCGCCCGGAGATTTCAGAGCAAACATATCTAACGGTGGATATGGCGAGCCGTTTGAAGTTAATGGTGAAATTGAATATCTCGCAAGAGAAACAGCGAGAATCTGTGGATTAGAAATTGCGGGTATTGACTTATTGTTTGACAAAGATGGATACAAGATATGCGAGGCTAACTCTGCCCCCGGCTTTGAAGGATTTGAAAAATACTGCGGAATAAATGTAGCAGAGCATATTGCCGAATATATAAAGTATAAGACATCTTTGAAGCGGTGATAACTAAACCAATTTTTACAGCAGACATCCGACCGCATAAATATGTTAGTGAAAAATGTCTACCTATTTCAGCCAAATTATTCTTCGGCGTTGCCAAATGGTAAAATAACTTGTTGGCTACCATATGCTGTCGCAGTACTTTGGAGTCATGCTGAACAAAATGATGTAGTCAAAAATAATTACAATTTAGCTGACATCTTTTTTAGTAGAATACCTGTTGCCCAAGTTATTGAAAGAATGGACAATCCTAAAATAGCAGCATTTAGTTGCTATACATGGAATTGGGAATATACGAAAGTTGTAGCCAAAGCGATAAAAGAACAGTATCCAGAATGTTTGATTCTTTTCGGAGGACCGCAGATACCAGAGGACCCAGAAAGAAAGTCATTTTTTGAAACCCACCCGTATGTGGATTCAGTCATAATTGGGGAAGGAGAAGAGGCTTTCCTTCAAATGCTACTAACTGTTCACGACAATGGTGCACCTGATAAAGTTATAAAATTTCCTAGAATGAAAGAGCTAGTAAGCCCAAGCCCGTATGCGTCTGGTATCTTTGAAAGACTAATAAGAGAAAATCCCAATGTTGAATGGAGCGCCACGTTAGAAACTAATAGGGGCTGTCCGTATGGATGCACGTTCTGTGATTGGGGTTCACTAACACAAAGTAAAGTTAAGTGCTTTAGTGAAGAACGGGTGTTTAGTGATATTGATTGGCTTAGCAAACATAATATACCCTACGTATTTTTATCGGATGCAAACTTTGGCATACTAGTAGAACGAGACATGCGGATAACAAAATACTTACGCAAAACTCAAAATCTTACTGGTCAACCAGGCACCGTATATGTTACTTGGGCTAAGTCATTTAAGAAGAAAGAAACTCTTGATATAATTAAAGAATTCTATAAGGGCACTGAGGTTAACGGTTTAATAATTTCGTTACAATCCATGAATGAACAAACGCTAGTAGATATTAGACGTTCTAATTTTCAACTCAATGATATAGAAAACGTAGCAAAAGAATGTAACAAAATAGGACTTATTCCTATAGTTGAACTTATACTGGGTCTCCCCGGAGAAACTAAAGAGTCTTGGAAAGATACTTATTATAAGATATTAAGTTTGGATGCTGAATTTAGTGGAAACCAAGCGCATTTACTAACAGTTTTAGAAAACTCAGAGATTAACAATTCTATGCAAAAGAAGATACATGGAATAAAGACTGTAACCGTAAATAGACCTTCGCCAAACGGACTTGCAGTTGATAATGAAATTATAGAAAAGGAAGAGATAGTATGCGCAACTAATACTATGCCGTTCGATGATCTAGTCGAAAGCTACATGTTCACCTATATTATAAGTATGTTCCACAGCACTGGCTGGGCCAAAATCATAATATTTTATTTAACAAATAATAATATCATGCCACTCAGCCAAATTATTAGTAAATTGGAAAATTGTTTAATTAATGGTGACGGTTATCTTTCAACTGAATATCATAGAGTGAAGTCATTTTTTGCAGCATTCTTAAGCAACGCGGAATACAAACAGGAACACCAAGATTTAATTAACAAGTCTTACGCTATTCCTCTAGCGAGCCTATCAAATTTTTACTTAAATCATGAGACAATTATAGAAGAACTCCGAAATATATTTGATATTGAATATACCGGGCTTCCCAAAGATATTCATGACTCACTTTTTGACATACAATCTGCACTTATGTACTCACCTAAAAAAACATATCCATACAGTATACCTGACCCATATGGCATATATGAGAGTGCGATGAACAATGAAGTGACTGGCTCTTCCTTACTAAATATAGAATATCTTCATGAGCCTATAATAGACACCGATCCAGAAATATTATTCATGCGATTAATCATCGGTAAAAAATTAGGACGAAGCAATACACAAATTACGATAGAGAGAACAAATGAAAAAGATGTATACTAATAAACCGATTATAATCACAGAAGACAATCCAACCACTATACCTGAAAAAGACGATAAAAAGAGAATCAAAAACCTTGAGGACGAGGTTCGTCAATTGAAGGAACAACTTCACAAAATGGCTTCCGCCCTGCAACTTAATAGCAGGCAGTTTCGTCGCACTACTACTGACATCAATAATCTTACAACGGCGATTCATAACGTAAAAAGAGGTTGACATCTGATTCATAGTTTGCTATAAGAAGACTATGACAAAACGATACGCATATTTTTTCACCCGTCAAGATATCTTTAAGGAGTATCAGCTTGTGCAGACTGCACACGTTGCGTACAAGTTAGGGTCCGCGTTGGGTAAAGATGCTGATGCAGATAATACATATTTTACCTGCGTCGGAGTTAGGAATCTTGAGGCACTTGTTGCGGTTGAAAAGATTCTGTTTGAGTTCGGGATTAAGTATGAACATTTCAGCGAACCCGATTTGAATGGTGGTGAAATGACTGCAATCGCAGTTCACCCCATTGATGAAGATAAGCGGGATATTCTTCTCGCATTTAACCTTTTGAAATTTTGAGGATACACTAATGAAAAATGCAATATATCATAGTTGGAATTTTATCTTTGACTACAACAAAAGTCCATTGCGACATATACCCGAAGGCAATATTAGGCATATGGTATATCAAGTTTTGGGTTGGATGTGGGCTATCGCCTTCTCTATTGCGACCGGTACATATGCGCTTATGGGAGTGAATCTAATCGCTCATGCTGTCCTTATCGGTGCAGCAGCCTTAACGGTTGCGACATACACTACTGCAACAGTAAAACCAGAATTGTTTGTGCGTAAGTCAGGATGGGGTCGTAGTGCGACCGGAGAGCATGAGTAAGATGAACGTATTAAGGTCTGTTTGGGCACAATATGGCATCAGAAAAGGTGCTACGGTGTGTGAAGATGACCAAGGATACTTTGTTCGTTATGCTTACACCATGAAAACTGTCGGTGAAAGTAAACGATATAAAAGACTAAGTACCGCATATAAAAAAGCGGAACGATGGTGTAAAGGAAATGATGAATGAATGATACGATGATTGGTTTACTGGGATATGCAGGACTTATCGTATGCCTATTAGTAATAGTAGGATTGTTCCGTAAATGATGTTTCTACTTATTTTTCTGATTGCTATTGCGGTTGGATTTACTCTGTTTGCATTACTGCGCGGACTTACCGCGTTTTCACAAGAACAAACAACTGAATCTCGCACACAGCAAACTCAAATGATGTTTTCAAGAGTTAAGTGGCAAGCAATTGCCGTAATATTGGTAGTAGTTGCTGCCGCAGTTTTTTCTAATTAAGGAATATAGTAATGGCATATTTTTTGAAGAACGGTACTAGCTTTCGTGTTTCCAGCAAGGAAGCAATGGACCTACACGAGAAGCTTCCTGCAGGCAACTACACCGTTGCTGTAGACCCGATGGGTAACCTCTATCTTGAATCTATCGATGATTTTGAAATCCCATCTAAGATGTATGGTAATACCCTGCGTCATACTGACCGCATTATCAACTCGTTTTGGAAGCGCCCGCAACAGACTGGTGTTCTGTTGAACGGTGAAAAGGGTTCGGGTAAGACTTTGCTTGCTAAGAACATCAGCGTTGAACTTGCGAAGGAGGGCGTTCCTACTATCGTAATCAATCGTGATTGGACTGGCGATGGTTTCTTCAAGCTGTTACAGGACATTGACCAGCCGTGTGTCGTTCTCTTTGATGAATTTGAAAAGGTCTATGACCACGAGAAGCAGGAAGAAATCCTCACACTGCTTGATGGTGTGTTCGGTTCAAAGAAGCTTTACATCTTGACAGTGAATGACAAGTGGCGTGTTGACTCGCACATGCGTAATCGTCCTGGTCGTATCTTCTATCTGCTAGACTTCAAGGGTTTGGATCAGGTGTTCATTCGTGAATACTGTGAAGACAACCTCGTTAACAAGCAATACATTGACCAAATTTGTTCATTGACTAGTTTGTTCGGTGAGTTCAACTTTGATATGCTTAAGGCACTTGTTGAAGAAATGAATCGCTACGACGAGACTCCGACCGAAGCACTTGAAATGCTCAACGCTAAGCCTGAATACGATGAGGGTGCTAAGTACGAGATTAAGTTGGTTGATGGTGGTAAGGAAATCAAGTCTGTTAGTCCTGAAATTTGGCGCGGCAACCCGCTAGCTATGAAGGGTGTCAACATTGAATATGATCCTGATCCAAATGATGATGACTCTGATTGGGTTGACCTTCGTTTTGCCCCTGAGCATCTTATCAATCTGAACAGTCAGGAAGGTAAGTTCATCTTTGAAAGCAAGGGTGCCCGACTGATCCTTACACGAGCGAAAGAGAAGGCACTGTTTGACTACAGCCACCTCGCTCTTTAATTTCGCATTTGATGTAGACGGTACGCTGACTCCTAGTAGACAGCGTATCGCTCCATCGTTTGAGGAATGGTTCCTTTCATTCTGCCAAACTAATAATGTCTATCTTGTGTCCGGAAGCGACTACGAGAAGACGCTAGAGCAGCTTGGCGAAGAGATATGTAATACTGTCAAAGGTGTCTATAGCTGCTGCGGAAACGCTCTCTATGTGAGCGGAGAACTACAGTATGTCAACGACTTTGCATTGACTATCGAACAACATGAATATCTTGAAAGCCTATTGCAGTTGAGTTCCTTCCCAAAGCGGACGGGTAACCATATTGAAATGCGCCCCGGTTCTTGTAATTTCAGTATTATTGGACGCAACGCAGACATGAATGAACGTTCTGAATATTTGGAATACGATACTCGTGTAGATGAACGAAATTTTTACGCATTCCTTATCCGCGAAAATTTCCCAATGCTAGAGGCTACAGTCGCGGGCGAAACAGGAATAGATATTCATCCTGTAGGAAAAGATAAGAGTCAGATAGCAGAACATATATCTCCCTTTGTATTCTTTGGAGATAAGATATACCCCGGTGGAAATGATTATACCATTGCCCAACATGCAACTAAGTATTATAATGTTTCAACTTGGGAAGAGACATTTGAAATTTTAAAAAAGGAGTATAGATAATGTTAGAATGTTTAATTTTAGGCGATAGTATCGCAGTAGGTACTAAGATGTTTGCACCTAAGGAATGCGTATCGTATTCCAAGGGTGGTTATAACACATGGCAGTGGAATAAGAAGTGGGGTAACACTCCATTGAATTCTGAAATAGTTGTAATTAGTCTTGGTACCAATGACCATAAAGGTGTTAAGACTGAAAAGGAACTTCGCAAGATGCGGGAACGAGTTCGCTCAAACCGAGTAATATGGGTTATGCCCCCTTGCAATCCAAAGTTCTGCAAATCAAATATCAATGTAATCGTCACTAAGTTGGCTAATGAATACGGTGATCAAGTCATTGGTACCAAACACGTTCAGCCAGATGGGGTTCACCCTAGCTGGAAGGGCTATAAAGAAATTGTAAAGAAAGCAAAATTATGAATTCACTAGTACAACCTAGCAATTGGGTTACTACTGTAACCATCAGCTTGCCTGACTATGCATCGCAGTTGGTAAACAGACTTGAATCTGTTATGAAAGATACTAGTCTTTCTACTGTAGAAGCACATTCTTGTGCCCTTGCTGCTTCTTTAGCAGTAGGATACGGTGAATTGGCTCTTGAAATTTCAATGAGCGATGAGCTTAGAGGAAATGATATCCGCGAAGAAGTGGCTGCGGCTGTAATAGATATGACTTTTAGCAATATCAGCGGAGACCTCTTAATCACTGACCTCAAGATTACTCCCTATGCCTTAGCTGTTTCTATGATTCTCAAAGATGAACTTAGTATTGAGGTTATTAGGAGTGGGTTGATAGAGTTTGGTTACACCAATGAACAACTTGTGGATATTGCTAAGATAGCAGGTTTAATCCCTGCTATTGGTAAGTGCCTTATTTAATACCGATTAGCATAAATCTCGTATACCCGTTATCATCGCTATATCTAATCTCCTTCTCCCCGGAGTAAAGATACTTTGATAACGGGTATTTTAGTGTCAGGTCTTCCAACGACTCATTAGAGTTGACACACTTCCAAACATCATCGTCCGCTGTCTGTACGTCACTTGATTGAATACACACCATAGTGCCGTACTCAAGATTCTCAAACCAATCATTGCCCTTCATATGCTCCGGTGAGCAGTTGATTACAAGGTCGTAGCCTGCTAAATTTACACCATTTGCGTCCGCTATAATGTTCTCAACCTTATAATCCTTACCGATTCGCCATGCTTCGGTAAGCTTGTCAGCAATCTCTTTTGTCTCCGGGTCAATGTCTACGCCCAAAATGTATTGATATCTATCCGCGTTTCGTGTTAGAAGCATAAATGAAAGCACGTTGTACCAGCTACCTAAGATAGCAATCTTGATGTTAGCATGGACAAAGCGTTCAAGTTCTTTGCAAAGCCAGACTTTGCTTTGGATTTGACCGTGAGAGAAGGAATCGTAATTCATCTTCTATTTAGAGGTGAATTAGGGGTTGACATAGAAAGCTAACGGTGCTATAGTTAATTATAAGCTGAGAAAACGGAGCTCGTTCAGAAATTAATTTCTGACTAAGGTCATTTTTTTCTTGACAACAGTTTTGAAATGATATATAAGAGTATATGTAATGCAGATTTGACGAAAAGTTGAAAAACTACCCGTTAAAATGCACTATTATTAACCAGGACTAAATAAACTTACTATGAATACTACTTGTAACATATCGCTGAAACAGCATATACTCTGGGGACAATTATTGGCTCCGATGGGTGCAGTTGCGGCAGTATATATTACAAGCAATCGCGGCGACTTTACACCATCAGTGGAACAAGAGCCCGGCGGATAAGTAGACATAGTTAAACTAGTTTATTTAGACCCCGGGAACTCAAGTTCTTGGGGTTTTCCATTTAGAAGTGCAAGTCGGAACGAGGCTGCAAAGCACTATAAAAAATGAACGGGCGGTGGTAATGATGGATTCACTTTGCGGTGATGAAAAAACTATCAGATGAGGACATTACGATCCTCTCAAGCGGTCAATCCTGAAATGCCAGGAAACATAGATCGCTTATCAACAAAAGGCTAACCATTCATTATTTGAGAACATTCACTGTTAAAAAATGCACCGGCTTTGTAAACCGACTGGCACCTTTGAGTGTCCTCTAATAATGAATGATATATTGCCCGATAGATCAATTGGTAGATCGACTGACTCTGACTCAGTAGGTTCTAGGTTCGAGCCCTAGTCGGGCATCCAAAATATTTGACATTGCTCTATAGAGCATATATAATACACGTATATTGATGCTGCCCCATCCTCTAATGGTAAGAGAGCGGACTTTGACTCCGTCAATCGAGGTTCGAGTCCTCGTGGGGCATCCAAAGAGAGTAAGGCTGCTTGCATGTTACAACATACTTTTCCTATTTTTTATGGCAATAGAATTGCTCTAGTAGAGAACACTACTTTTCACTTTTATGGCAGTGATTCCAAAGAAAAGTTTTTCACCAATCGAGCAAGATTAGGTGAATCTTGGAAATACTACGATTCGCTAGTTCAGCTTACATATAAGTCTGACAATTATGGTTTCAGAAATCATCATTCTTTAGATGTTATTCAACACGCCCCCTATATCGTGACAATAGGCTGTTCACATACTATGGGTACTGGGATTCATCATGAAGATACGTATTCTTGTCATCTTGAAAATTTAGCAGGAATTCCCGTCTACAATATGGGATTAGGAGGTTCCTCTAACGAAGTTAGCTTTTTAAACCTAGTTTGGTTACTTACTAATTTCAATCCTCCAAAAACAATTGTATTTCAACAAACAGGAATGTCTAGATTTCCATTGATATCCCAAAATAAAACGATATCATTTGAAGGGCCGTGGTCTGCAAAAGACAATAATGATTTACGTGATTTTATGATTTTATCCGACACATTCGGATACAATAATACAAAGTTTCTACTGTTAGAAATTATGTTACGACAATTGACTACTAAGCACGGAGTAAACTTATATGCTATTCCTGATCAAATATCTGTACTACGTGCCAACACTTCATGCAGTGAACTAGCAAGAGATCTAGTGCATAGCGGTAAAGACTTTAATGAATTTTTAGCCAAATATATTTGGTCAAATATTTCTAATAAATAGCATGACGCTGTTGTAGCTCAGTGGTAGTAGCACTTCATTGGTAATGAAGAGGTCGAGAGTTCAATCCTCTCCAACAGCACCATACTTGCCCCAAAGTTTTTCATAAACTTCTACAGAATGGTCATCACTCACTTTTTGAAGTGAGTGATTCCAAATCAAATCTTCTATGTATGGGTTTACTTTGTTGTTATACGTGTCTGCTAAATCAGTAAATACTTTTTTATTGTTAATCACGGATTTAGTGAGTTTGTCTCTATGCAGATCTTTGTTGCTTAATAAATGCAACACATTGTCAACGCACATTCTAATTACATCTTCTTCTGGTCCTACTAATGTTTCATATGGATGTTTTACTGCATACTGAAAGGTATCAAATCCTAAGGAATGCAAATATTCATACGTTTTTTTGTAGCCTATTAGCACGAAGGGATGAAAATTATTAATTGTTTTCCAAGTTTTTTCTGTGATAAACCAGTAATACTCAGGATGAAATGTAGTTTCAGTAACTAAACTAACAGCCGTTTTAGCATACATTTCGGCTGTAGGGCTAAACGCAATTGGATAAAAATTAGTAGTGCCCGTTCCAAAGTTTGGTGAGACATCATCAATTTTTCTAACAGTATCGGTTATAAATCTTTGATACGCATCATCAGACATATTAGGCAAATAACAACGCACTGCATCTTCTAGATGAGACCCGTAATGCAATGACCATTCGCACTTAGCGAGTTCATTTCGCTGGTACAAATCGTATAATGTAAATATTCGTTGTTTTTTATAAGGAGTTCCTATTTTAAACAATATTTTGTCATTGTCTAGATTAGGACCAAACTCAGGATTCTCTGATTTATGTACTCTACACAGCAAAGAATCATATAATACGGTATTTACAGTGGTCCAATGATTGGGTTCGCTGTAACTATAAACATCTAACAGTAGCACAACATTGTCTTGATTAGGAGTAACTCCTAGTATTTCTAGTGCAGTTAGGATTTTTTCATGCGGCCATATTTCCCATACCGCAGATAGTATTATTTTGTTATCTTTGTCACTGATTAATGCTTTCACCCTTTCAATGCCTTTAGGAATTGTAAATTCATGATAGAGGTTAAAATACGGGATTAAGTCTACGTAGTAAATATTCATGCTATTATTTATCGGACCCTTAGTTCAGCTGGATAGAGCGTCTGTCTTCGAAACAGAATGTCGGGGGTTCGAATCCCTCAGGGTCCACCAAGTTAATGCCCGCGTAGCTCAGCTGGATAGAGCATCAGATTACGAATCTGAGGGTCGGAGGTTCGAATCCTTCCGCGGGCACCAATTTCATGTACGCTAAGTGTTACGGTAGCACGACTGGTTCCAACCCAGTTAGCGTGGGTTCGACTCCTACAGCGTATGCCAGTTTATGGTGATTGTAGCTCAGTTGGTTAGAGCGTCGGTTTGTGGTACCGAATGTCGCGGGTTCGAGTCCCGTCTTTCACCCCAGTTTCATGCACCCTTAGCTCAGCGGTAGAGCATTTCCTTGACATGGAAAAGGTCACTGGTTCAAACCCAGTAGGGTGTACCATTATTACTAGGTTGACAAGCTGCTTGATATATAGTATACTAGTATATGCACAAAGAGATAGACATTGTATGAAAGAACATGAACCACATTATCACGAAGATAAGAAGACCGGACTGTTAGTTCGGTGTATGAATTCGTGTTCAAATTTGATTACTGATTATAGATTTTGGATTGGCGTAACTATCAGCTATCCATTAGAACACTTTCTCTGGGAACATGTCTGGCCCTTCAAGCTAGTAATGCATTTTCTCGGACTTTAACTTATGGCGGCGAGTGATACCCACTGCAATAGTGACGAACAACCGTTACCGCTGCCCTCCAATCTTATGCGTCCGCATACATGGACTACCTTCCGAAAGTAGCCCCAGTATAGAAAAAAAGCGGGCGCGCCATTTCAAGGAGTCGTGCTAGAGTGGCCGATTAGACTATCTTGGAAAGGTAGCGTACCGAAAGGTACCGTGAGTTCGAATCTCACCGACTCCACCAAACCCAACGGGGTATAGCGCAGCCTGGTAGCGCACTTGTCTGGGGGACAAGTGGTCGTCGGTTCAAATCCGGCTACCCCGACCAATTCAACGGGAATTAGGAAAGTCTGGTTTAATCCGCCTGGTTTGGGGCCAGGAGATCGTAGGTTCGAATCCTACATTCCCGACCAGTTTATAGAGTACCCTCATATGCTGAATAAATACTCGTGTATGACTAAAGAGCATAATTTAAATTCTAATCCAACATTCTGTATGTTAGGTCTTCTACACACTTATGTCTCCCCGAACGGCAATGTTATGCCCTGTTGTGTAGGCGATATGTCAAAAGAATCTTTAGGAAACATCAATGAAGTTTCTGACTGGAACTCAGTGTGGAACGGAGAACGGTATAAAGAATTTAGAAAGAATATGGTTCAAGGGGAGAAAAATCCCGCTTGTTCTTTTTGTTATGACACAGAAAAGTTCAGTAAGTCTAGTGCTAGAACAATAGCCAATGCAAACTATTCTAAAAACTATGATGAGTACATGGATAAACTTCTCCCGTCAGGAGAGTTGAAAACTAATAAACTAAAATATCTTGATTTTAGGTTCACTAATAAATGCAATCAAGCATGTATTACTTGCAATCATGATTTAAGTTCTAGTTGGTTTGATTTGATGAACAAGTTAGGTTATCCGATTGTAGGAACAAAATTTATTGAGCCACAGGATAAAACTCTAGCATATAAGTTGATAGATGATAATATAGAAAGTGTTGAAACTATATACTTTGCAGGCGGCGAGCCACTGTTATCAGAATATCACTGGTACACGCTTGATAGACTAATAGAAAATAACAGATGTAAAGAGGTAGAATTAAGATACTCCTCTAATTGCAGCACACTTCGCTATAAAGATAAACATATACTAGACTACTGGAAACAGTTTAAGTCTGTTGTTGTAATAGCAAGCGTAGACGAAGTACACGACAGATTCAATTACATACGCTGGCCCGGTGATTGGGAAACTATATCAGAAAATCTTAAGAAGATTCAAGAGTCATTTGAGCAACTACGCAACGAGGATGAAATGACTCACCTGCTAGTATATTCGCCGGTGATAAGTTCTCTCAATGTTCATCGCTTGAAAGAAATGATGCAAGAAATTATAGATAAGCAAGCGTATCAGTTTTCTATGGCACAGGACAAAAACGCAATTTTTGAATATTTCCTATTTTGTAATTTGTTAAGAAATCCAAATCATCTTAGTATTATTAACATGCCACAAGAACATTGGGAAATGGTTGAACTATCATTGGACGAGTTTCAAGTTTGGTATTGCGATACTATTATTGCTAACACAGAGTATTATGTAGTAAAAACTGAAATGCTCAACGAAGGAATCAACAAAATAAAAGAACTGCGAAAAATGAATCAGCAGGATATGGAATTTTTTGTTCAACCTACAGAAGACCATTTGAAGCATATGCGAGAATATTCTAATATGGATAGAGTCAGAGGAACCGATTTCATGAAGACGTTTCCTGAGCTTGGTTGGCTATACAAATAATAAAATTTTGGGGCTTTAGCTCAGCTGGGAGAGCATCTGTCTGGCAGACAGAAGGTCACGGGTTCAATCCCCGTAGGCTCCACCAAAATATGGCCCGGTCGTCTAGTGGCTAGGACACTGCCCTTTCAAGGCAGAGAAGCGGGGTCGGAACCCGTTCGGGCTACCAATAAATAGCATAGGAGGAATTATTCTATGTTTAAAAAAGTATCTTTAGTAGCACTGTTATTGTTAACCAGTTGTAATCCCGCGCCTCAGAAAGGTGCCGATGGATATAGGTTTGGTGAAAAGCAATATGAAAAATCTACAGTGCAAATTAAAATTGTCACTTATAAATCACAAGCTGATTTACAGAAAGTACTAGGTAATAGAGCAGATGTTGCATCTAAAGATGTCATAGCGTTTAGTGAACTTAAGCCACCGTTTGATACATGTACGATACATATGGTTGATCCCAAAGTTGAGTATCAGCCTGAATTTGTAGGTCACGAAATGCTACACTGTTTTTATGGACAGTGGCATAAGAACAATAAAACAACATAAATTCATTGGTCTGTTAGCTCAGTTGGTTAGAGCGTTGGCCTGTCACGCCAAAGGTCACGGGTTCAAGTCCCGTACAGATCGCCATTTAAATGCTCCTGTAGCTCAGTTGGTAGAGCACCTGATTGAAGATCAGGGTGTCGGCGGTTCGAACCCGTCTGGGAGCACCAAATTTTACTCGTGTGTGTACGGTGACCATATGTGACCCTGTTTCATTCTCAAACCAAACAGGAGTGTACCTGATGTCCGTAGCAGTACTATTGAGTTAGTATCGGTAACTAAATTTGAGACACTAGTTACGGCGAGTAAATACATTATGTTTGATGATGAAGTAACAATACTTGATGATGTGTTGAGCATTGAGGACTGTGATAGCTTAATTGCCTACTACACAAGTTCTCTGCTAGAAACCGATCACGGATATAACTATCCGTTCAAAGCGATTGTCCCTCATTATACACGCAAACCGGTAGATGATTTCATTAGAGAGAAAGTTTCACTCATAATGAAACATGTACCTGAGAATTTAATGGTGCAACGTGCCCACATTGAATGCAGACAAAATGAGCATATGGCTCATCGTGATATGCAAGCAGGTGAATGGGGATTATGCACAAGTGTTCTCTATCTAAATGATAATTTTGATGGGGGACAAACTTTTATTACTAGGTCTAACGGAGAAAAAGTTGAAGTTCAACCTAAGCCCGGAAGAGTTGTAGCATACAATGGTCATAAACTTGAGCATGGTGTTACACAAGTTAGTAATGGATTAAGATATACGTTGCCTATATGGTATACGATTAGACCACAAGACTTACCTAACAGTTTGCTTTGGTGGTTATAAAGATTGCGGATGTGGCGGAATTGGTAGACGCCCCAGTTTTAGGTACTGGTATCGTAATGGTGTGGGGGTTCGAGTCCCTTCATCCGCACCAAATTTCAGAAATCGGAAGAAGTCATCGGTCTAGAACGATGCTTCAAGGCACACTATGAGGGTCTATAAACAAGTACCTGAACTGCTGAACCGACACTACTAAGCAGTTCCGGCTGCTGAACCATGTTACATAGGGGATCATGATATCCGCCAGCTATCGTACATGTAAACAAACCGGATCAATTTACTGCCCCGATGGTGGAATCGGTAGACGCGGAAGATTCAAAATCTTTTGCCCTTAGGGCGTGGGGGTTCAAGTCCCTCTCGGGGCACCAGTGAGTTGACTAAGACGAATTACTTATAATGTGTCTTCACTGAAGAAAATAACAATTGACTTGTAAATTTTGTCTTTCGGAACTTGGAAAGAATATACAAGTTCAGCATTTTCAATTGCACAACCAAGAAATACCGGTTCATCTGCTGAATGACTTTCAATTAAGGTACAATCTTCTGGATGATAACCGTTTGGATAGTCAGGTAGTCTAGGTGAATTTAACGGCGCAGAATAAGCACTGACAGTTGACCCTATTTCTTCTAAAGGAAGTACAATACAACTATTAGGCGTTGTTCCCTGATAGTATTCATTTCCTCCTTGCGTTTCGAGGTATAATACATTTATTATTGATAAATTTAGTCCCGCAAGAACATTAGCTGTTATGGGTAACTCTGCCCCTGTTACCATGAAGTAATAAATATCAGTCCAAGCTTCTGCTGACGGCACGGCTATTATACGAAGTTCCAAGTGTGACTTGAGTTCTTCAATACATGCAGTAAAGTCTACGTTGGTTAAGGGTGTAATAATGTTGTTCATGATATTATTTATCAATAAAGATATTTTTTTTAATTTTACAGGGTAGCCCAGCGTCACTTCTTGCTGATATAGTATAGTGGTATTACTACGGATTCGTAACCCGTTGACAGGAGTTCAATTCTTCTTATCAGCACCAAATTACTAAATAGTAGTTTGGAGATTACTATGTTTAGAACACTTATACTATCAGCAGCATTATTATTTTCTTTCCCTGCATATGCACAGGTTCAGAAAGAAACAACAGGTTCATTAGGTGGAACAGTTATCAATGATGATAACATTGTTCTTACTGGAGCCTTCAAGCATGTTACTGACACCGGCCCTAGAGAATACTCATTTGAAAGTGATATTCTTTATAAGAGTGCTAACGGCGTAACTTCTAGAGAGCAGATTAACGCATTTGCTAAAGTCAATCAGGACATTCATCCTAAGCACTATCTACAAGTTGGTGCAAGATATAGACACGATCCAAGAACATTTTCAGAAGATCAAGCAGTATATAGCATCGGTCACGGTTTCAGACTCGTAAAGACTGATAAAACTAAAATATCAAATGAACTTAGCGTTGGCTTCAAGCACGGTACAGGTGGATACAGCGATGTAGTAGTTCGTGAAAGTGTATGGATTAGTCACAACCTTAGTAAAACAGTTTCAGTTTCAAATAAGTTTATGATTGAAGAAGGTTCTAGAACCTTCATTCAGAACAAAGCTGAAATCAAATACAAGTTAAGTGAGAAAACTAGTTTCTCAATTCAAGACTTGTACACAAAAGATTGGCGTGAAGACAACACCGTATCTTTTGCATTCACATTTAAAATCTAATACTCCCTTAGTTTAGCGGTAAAACACCTGGCTTATATCCAGCATCGTCTCCAGATTAGAGAGCGTCACAGGTTCGAATCCTGTAGGGAGTACCAATATGCCCAGGTGGTGGAATGGTAGACACGCAACGTTGAGGTCGTTGTGGGCGAAAGCCCGTGAAAGTTCGAGTCTTTTCTTGGGCACCAAAAATTATATAGTAAATATAGATATGAATACGCTAGTCGCCATATTAACATCAGATAAAATTGACAAGCTTGAACGCTGCATCAAATCCGTATTACAACAAACACCACTAAGTGATATTGTTGTGATCATAAACACTGCGGATACACAATACGCAACGTCTGCTCAACACACTTGTAAAAAATATGGTATTAGATATGAGGTTACCATATCTAACGGTACTCCCGCAATGGGTAAAAACTCTGTTCTCGATTTCTTTCTCAATACAGAATATGATTACCTCACGCAAATAGATGGTGATGATTATCTTACTCCAAATGCCATCGATAAGATTCATAGTATAATACAAAACAATCCTAATATAGATATTCTTGGTCTTACTAACAATCCTATGACATATCAAGGTAAACAGTATATGGTACAAGAGTTTTTTGAAAGTTCTGATATCTACTCATTCGCAGGAATAGACGGTAGAGAAGCACTTAATTTGATTGCATTGGGAAAGTTTATGGTAAACCATCTTCCGTGGAATAGAATTTTATTGTATTCTAGACAATGTGCCGAATCGTTTCGATTTGATGAAACATTCTTAGGAGCGGAAGATATAGTAGCATCCTATGAATTATATTATAACTCAACTTTAAAATATCTTTTTACACATGAACATCTTTACATGTACGATTTAGAACCAAACGGCAATTTCAATACGTTTCTAGCAAATTCTACCGAAGTAAAGAAGATTCATATGAAACTTAGGACTGTGGTAAATGCATCTAAAATATAAAATTGACTTACTTAGGACATACAAAGTATTTAAAAAGTTGCGCAAAAATCCTACAAATACAATTTTTGTTTTTGAAATACTGCACTCAACAAATTCGCCTTCTCTTAAGTGGACATACTCTAAATTACTTCAAACTTCTTATGGTGGTAGAACGGCATATGATTCAGAAGAAATTTCTAGTTACTTTGGCACATTAGCTGAAAGGCCAAACAGTTCTGTTGGTAAAGAATGTCATAATTTATTTCCCAACCAAGAGATTCTGCTTAAAATAAGTAGAAGAAAAAATAAAAATAATGATTGGATTGAGGCTAAACATCCATACAACTGGATGGCAAGAAGATACAGAGACACGCACGACACATGGCATACACTTACCGGTTATCCTGCTAATGATATCGGAGAAATGAGGCTTGCGATGTTTTCGTTTGCACAAACAAAATCTATTGGTTGGTTTTTAGTAAGTTTTGCTATCTTGTTGAAGTATGGTGTTACCAAACGCAATGTGATGTTGATGTTGACTGCATATCAAAACGGTAAACAAGCTAAATTTCTTCTCGCTGAAAACTATGATGAATTATTCAGCGAAAATTTAGAAGCCGCACGAGCAAGATTGAACATAAATGCGCAAACTCTTTAAAATTGATAGTAGTTATCCTCTAGAGGAATTGGCAGAGTTTTGTAAAAACGCTGATTTGGATTCTAGGGATGGAGCAAGAAACATGGAGTACAATGATTGGGAAAACAAACCTCATACTTTTCTATACCTGCTATACAAAGAAAAAAGATTTGACGGTGCATTGAATGGTTATGTAATTTGCAAAGAAAATGAGCAAATTATATGCGGTCAAGGATATTATCTATCCGAGATAGATAATATGATTTGCTGCGGTGTTCGTAGTTACACAATTCCTGGAAAAAATTGCGGAAATACTCACGGTGACATCAAGGATATGATCTATCATGAAGTAAGCGCATTAGGTGCGGCTGGATGCTTTTTATCATTCAATGAATACAATTACGAAAACGTTGCTAGATATGTAAAAGTCAATGATCCTAGTAATTACCTAACGTCATATATAGATGATGACGGGCAATGGTGGTCTAGACCTGGCAGAAAAATACATCTCCATGAATCATATGGACCAATAAGATTAAAAGATACTAAGCAGTGGATAATCTATCACCTGTTTAGGCCGTCTGATAAAATATCTATACTGGAGCAATTGAAAAACTTGGACTGGTACGAGTGAAGGATTACAGATGTTAGTATTATTCGGTGATAGTTTTACTGCTGAGTGGCCCAGCGACCCCAAAAATGCCACTCATTCGACTTGGTTTAAAATGCTAGCCGATAGGTTAGGAATAGAATATAAAACATACGGTGAGCGTGGTACTTCGTTTGAGTATTCAACCTTAAAATTTTTTGAATATTTAACCGGGGACGATTATGATCCAAACGATCAGATCATATTTGTTTTAACAGACAGCTATCGAAGTCCGGTTGTTGCAGAAGAATTTGTTCCGATGTGGGCAGCATTCACATTTTCTAAAGTGTTTCCTGAGTATTTTGAAGCTGCCCCGCGACAAATGATAGCTAACCTATCTGAATCGAATGAACATTATAATAGATTTAAGAATTTTTACAAAGATTGGTTTTTACTAAAAAATCAAGATTTAATTTCGGCGCAACGGTACATGCTATTACATACATTACATAGCCTGCCTAATAACACGGTATCAATTAGTGTAGACGTGGATGAAGCATCTATCGCAAAACATTTCCCCAAACATGCTAATTTTTCGTTGATTGAAGTTAGTGGCAACGAATTTTCTGACGGCACATTGTGGGATTTTATAACAAAATATGGTCCCGATGATTTTAGACTGAATCATCTACACGAAAAAAATCATCATGTCTTAACGGATGCAGTATATGCATATCTAACTGATGATAATTTTTTAGATTTCAGTACATCTTCTTTCCATAAAAATTTGTTTTCCGTAAAATAGAACAACAACATATTTATAGATTTCGGTTGCGTTAAGTACGATTATAGTGTATATATTAAAGACAGTCTAAATATTTTTAAAAAAGGAGCATAACATGGCAGTACTAGCCTTAGACGTATCGGGTATCCCAAGAACGTGGGTCTCCCACGACGAAGCAATTTCGTATCATGCAAAGAACTTGGTTGCCTGGACTCTAGGCGACGTTATTGCTAGATATAGAGGCGGCTATCAAGATGATGGTACGCAGAGTTATATCGAAACTCCCAGCATCATTGCTGTTAAGGGTGAAGGTTTTAACTTCAAAAAGCACAACAAAGTTATCTTGACTAACAAGACGCTGTTTGCCCGTGACCGTAACATGTGCGGATACTGCGGTGTTCAAATAGGCAATCATAGTAAGTTAAGTCGAGACCACATTGTACCTAGGTACCACGGTGGTATTGACGAATGGACTAACGTTGTTACTGCTTGCATCCCTTGCAATCAAAAGAAGGGTTGTAAGAGTTTGAAGGAATCTCGTATGGAACTGTTGTACATTCCGTACGCACCCAACCACTACGAAAACATGATTCTCCAAAACCGCAGCATTCTTGCTGACCAAATGGAGTATCTGTTGAGCGGTGTGCCCAAACACAGTAGAATTGTTCAATTAGCGGCTTGACATTTATTTGTCAAGCTGCTATAACAAGATTAAATAGTTTATAGAGTTTATTCCCTAATGGCGCAGCGGTAGCGCAGTTGACTGTTAATCAATTGGTCGGTGGTTCGAATCCATCTTAGGGAGCCAAAATTCGCCCTTATAGCTCAGTTGGTAGAGCACCTGATTTGTAATCAGGGGGTCGTGGGTTCGAATCCTACTGGGGGCACCATTCTTAAGGTCGTGACATGAAGTTGTTTGCTAGTGGATGTTCGTTTACGTGGGGCGGAGAGTTAATTAAAACTCTCCATGATGAACACGGTTCTTTACTTGACGAACATAATCAGTCTGATATAAACAAACATCGTCTAAACATAACATGGCCTAAGCATCTATCAGATAAGCTTGGTTGCACTGAATTTCACAATCATAGCATAGGCTGCGGCTCTAATGCACGTATCGTTAGAAAAACTCTTGACTTCTTTGTTCCTAAAGTATTAACCGGCGAAGACATGTCTGATTGGACTGTAGCCATTCAATGGTCGGAACCTAGTAGATTTGAATTCTTTGACAATAATACTAATGATTGGGCTGTTGCAAAGCACGATGTTGTGATATTTCGCAGCGCAGACAGGGAACTTAGCGACACCGAACAAGAAGATATTATCCGAACACATTATGCGTATAGCACTGATGCAGCCGTAGGTCAGCAGTTCTTCACTCAAATATCTGCATTAGGTAACTTTTTTAAAGCACATGGTATCAAGTATGTGTTTACGATAATACATGAAGGGTTTACAAATCCATTAAGTGAGTCACAACTAAGGTACTCTAACACTAATTTTAACTGGTATAACAACGATATTATGCAATGTTCAATTGACAAGATGAAGGTAGAACCATGTGAAA